GCCAACGCAGAGGCGATCACCCTATCTGGTCAGGTCTCAATCCGTTGGATTGAAAACAAGATGAATGGATACCTAAATACTCTTTTAAAAACGGAGGATGTTGATTATGTCATCGCATCTGACACTGACTCAATCTATCTTAATCTTGGACCTCTCGTTACTAAATTTTTTAGTAATCGGGTTGGCGACAAAGCAGCAATTGTATCCATACTTAACAAGGTCTGCCAAGAAAAGTTGGAACCATTTATTCAATCATCGTATCAAGAGTTGGCAACGTATGTTTCGGCATATGATCAAAAGATGATTATGAAGCGTGAGAATATCGCTGATAAGGGAATCTGGACTGCTAAGAAGCGATACATTCTCAACGTTTGGGATAGTGAAGGTGTTCGTTATGCTGAACCTAAACTTAAGATGATGGGTATTGAGGCGGTTAAATCTTCTACACCTGCCCCGTGTAGGACTAAGATTAAAGAAGCACTCAACATCATCATGACTCAAACTGAAGAAGATGTCATACGGTTCATTGATAACTTTAAAGAAGAGTTTTTCAATATGGAACCCGAGGACATTGCGTTTCCTCGTAGCGTCAATGGGTTGACAAAATGGTCTGACCCTGTTACGCTCTATAGGAAAAGTTGTCCCATCCATGTGAGAGGAGCACTCCTCTATAATTTTCAATTGAAAAAACGCAAACTAACGTATAAGTATCCTTTGATCCAAGAGGGTGAAAAGATTAAGTTCTGCTACCTACAGAAACCAAACACTGTAGGTGAAAATGTAATCTCGTTTATCTCGAACTTTCCTACAGAGATCGATATCAAAAAGAATATCGATTATAAGTTGCAGTTCCAAAAGTCGTTCCTAGATCCACTCAAGATTATTCTTGATGCTATTGGGTGGAAAACAGAAAAAGAAGTTAACCTGGAGTTTCTATTCGTATGAGTATCTTTGACACACTTGCTAAAGAAGCAAAAAATGATTATGCAAAACTTGTATCTGATGGTATTATTACTGGTGACGA